GGTCCACAGGGTCCGCAGGGTGATCGTGGTTATACGGGTCAGTGTCCCCTTATCACGGTGGGTAGTTGCGTGACGGGTGATGCAGGACAGCCGCCCTCGTGCATCATTAGTGGACCTCCTGAGCGTCCCATCCTCAATTTTGTGCTGCCTCGTGGTGAGCGTGGTCTTGCTGGCACAAGGGGTCAGGACGGAAAAGATGGCCGCAGCGACAAGCACGAGATCGTCTATGCGGGGTCATTCCCTCGCTACACGGAGGAGTTCCTCGGTGCGTATGTCATCGCGGACGGCTCTCTGACGCTCCCGCCCATGACGGATGTTCAGATGGGTATGTGGTGCTACATCAAGACATTCAGTTCCTTGCAGATTGACGGACTCGTCGAGCCGATGATTACGCTGACCAAGGAGGGTGCGAAGTTCGTTGTCATTCACTTCGGGTCGGAGTACAAGTGGACACGCATGGCGTAGTATTACACATTCAAGGAGTTGTAGTGTTCCTGCTTCTCCCGTGAGTGCATCATGGCCTTCGCCAACTGCTCCTTTGCCCGAATACTCACTAGTCCCGGGAAGTGATGCTTGATGTACGCGTGGCGTAGAAGGTTCACGCCTATCTGTTTGCCCGTGGACTTGAAGGCATTTGAAATAACACCCAACAGAGCATTCGTATCGTACTTCGCATTCAACAGATGTGTAGGCACACCGCCCAAATGCTCGAACCACTGCTTGATGACAGCAATCAGCGGTTCGGTCAGGCCAATCTCAATCGGTCCGTATGTGCTCTTCGTCTTGTAGTCGCGGAAGAGAAACACTGGGTTCTTTTCCTTCCAGATGAGTTCGTTGCCCGTTCGTGCAGCGTTGCGGCGTGAGAACACATTCATCTCACCATAGTCCGCGCGGACGGGCGGGTTCAGTGTGTAGAGCGACGAAACCACATAATCCAGCCACTCCTGATCCGTCTTGTCCTTCTTGGCGGCCAGTCGTTGCTGAACGAGTTTGAGTTCAGTGAACGGAACGAAGTTGGCAACCTGCTTTGCACTCAACTCTTGGTCCTTGTCCTTCTCGTTCTGGCGACCATACAGGCGGTCAATCTCATGCTGGTACGCGTCGGGCATGTAGAACGGCTTGTCCGACTTACCGAGTTCATACTTGATGGCCGAGAGGTATACCTTCTGCGCCGACTCCCCGCCCTTGGACTTGATCCATGCGAGAACCCCCTCGGTGTCGTTCTCGATGTCCAACTTGGCGGCACGCAGACGCGCTATGGCTTGGTCGTACTTAACCTTCGTAGTATCACTGATGGGTTTACGCGTCGCACCGATGCCCTGCGTGGTCTGTGTCTCCATAACGGGAACCGGGGCGGGTGCAGGGGGCTTGGCGATCTTCTTGCGAAGGGGTGCGGTCTGGGTCGAGGCGTCAGGCATTTGTGTAGGGGCAAGAGAAAACTAACTTGTCTCATACGAATCCGTTTTGAACAGAGAGTCAGGGATGAAGTGTTTATCCACGCCGATCCACTTGCGATTCCCCTTGCACTGATACGACAGACCCTTGTAGCAGAACAAGTCCAGCATCGTATCGCCCGGCTTACTATACGAGTTAATCATCAACTCTACAAGTGCCTTGGGACGAGTGCTGAACCCATCGCGATCCCTCGCCATCACAATTGAGTGCGTCCTGAACTTGCCGATATTGGTAGTTGAGGTTGCATTGCGCCTGTCCTTCCCATAGTATCCATCCGTAGTCATATAGGTTGATTTCTGGGGCTCGGTGCCAATCTTCTGGGGATAGTATACCGACTTTTTGTTCTTCCACACGAGTATCTCTTCCGTGTCCCTGAGCGGTTGAATCTTGGAGAGCATTGGGTTCGTGTGGCTGTCTTTTGTCCAGTACCAAGTGTGAGAGGGTGGCTTGGGTGCAGACCGGATGAGTTCATAGTTGAATGGAATGGAGCAATGGATGACGAGCATACCTGTGTCCGTCAGCAGACGGAAGCACTCGGCAAAAACACGCTTCCAATCCAGCGTCTCATCCCAATAGTTTTGTGTGGTCCCAAATGGTGGGTCAAAGTATATCAGGTTAATTGACTTGGACTGCATACGCGCCATAGCGTCAAAACAATCGGCTCGGTAGAAGATTGCCATTGTAGATTTATCAATGCCTTTGATTTTCTTTGCGGTCAGCAGGGCGAATGATGATTTCGCTTGATTTCTTCTTGGCGTTCATAGACCACGCCCACTCAACATTTTCAATCTCGCAGTCAGCATACAACTCACGAATGCGCGGAGTGTCGTTGTAGGACATGAACCAGTTTGTTCGCCCCTTCAATGTCCGTGCAAGACGCTCGTGGTCAAATGGCGCAGACAAATACAGGTTTGGTTGGTCGTAGGGCGGATCAAGGTAGGCGAAGGTACCCGGGTGTGAGGCAAGGAAGGTTTCATAGTCCCCGCTGCTGAACTCAATGTTCGTTAGGTCAAGCTGTTTGATGCAGGATTCCGTAAATCTTGCGCCACTGAACCCGCCAGACATACACCCAGAGAAGCAAGACCGATTGACTACGAAGAACTTGGCTGCCCGTTCAATGTCCGTACCATCACCCATCGTCTTCTTGGTCGTCAGGTATGCGTCCTTTGTGATGGGAAGGTATGTGCGAACCAACGGCAGACACTCGTGCTGATGCTTGAAGTAGTTGATGAGGGGTTCATATACATCATTGCAAAAGACCTTGATGCCCTTGTGAGCCAAGTGCATTTCAAACGATCCACCGCCTGTGAATGGCGATGCGACCTCTGTTGTTCCGTCGGGAAGATAGGTTTCAAGTTGCTTGATTGCTCGTTGCTTACCACCTGCGTATCTCAACATTGTATTCGGCGCACAAATGTTTCCGGTAGTCGCAACGGCAGACCGCACTTACTCCTCCTTGCTTGGAGCAGGCACACGGCCGATGAAGAAGGCGTCAAGGTCCTTCATGTTCTTCTTAACCTTCGCCTTCTCGGCCCTCGTCTCTGCGGTCATCATCATCAAGCGCATTGGGACTACGTACTTGCTATTACACGCCGAGCAACAATGCCCCGTTGGGTAGTCCTCGCGGAACGGGGCGGGGCTGTTTCCGTAGGGGTTGTCGGCGATAATCTCGGCACACAGCACGCAAATCTGGTGCTGGAAGGCGCTGTAAGGCATCGGGGGGAAGTTCTTGGGGTCAATCCCGTAATCAGCCGCCATCGCCATGAGGTTGTCGCAATAGGCCTTGTAGCCGTCCGCGAGGTTCTTGGGTAGGTTGGAAGCGCCGGTGGAAGCAGTCGTGGTGGTGATGGAAGCCATTGTAACAGATGCTTACCTATTTTGGTAAGGAACGCGAATCCGTTTTTAACGCACGAATCCAGATTTGAACCCAACACCGACATAAGACCCCGAGGCCTCGGGGTGGAATGTCCGCTCGGGGTCCATTTGTCCGCGCGTCGGGGTGGATTTCTGGGCAGAAAACAATTGTTTTCTGCCCAGAAATCCACCCCGACGCGCGGACAAATGGACCCCGAGCGGACATTCCACCCCGAGGCCTCGGGGTCTTATGTCGGTGTTGGGTTCAAATCTGGATTCGTGCGTTAAAAACGGATTCGCGTTCCTTACCAAAATAGGTAAGCATCTGTTACAATGGCTTCCATCACCACCACGACTGCTTCCACCGGCGCTTCCAACCTACCCAAGAACCTCGCGGACGGCTACAAGGCCTATTGCGACAACCTCATGGCGATGGCGGCTGATTACGGGATTGACCCCAAGAACTTCCCCCCGATGCCTTACAGCGCCTTCCAGCACCAGATTTGCGTGCTGTGTGCCGAGATTATCGCCGACAACCCCTACGGAAACAGCCCCGCCCCGTTCCGCGAGGACTACCCAACGGGGCATTGTTGCTCGGCGTGTAATAGCAAGTACGTAGTCCCAATGCGCTTGATGATGATGACCGCAGAGACGAGGGCCGAGAAGGCGAAGGTTAAGAAGAACATGAAGGACCTTGACGCCTTCTTCATCGGCCGTGTGCCTGCTCCAAGCAAGGAGGAGTAAGTGCGGTCTGCCGTTGCGACTACCGGAAACATTTGTGCGCCGAATACAATGTTGAGATACGCAGGTGGTAAGCAACGAGCAATCAAGCAACTTGAAACCTATCTTCCCGACGGAACAACAGAGGTCGCATCGCCATTCACAGGCGGTGGATCGTTTGAAATGCACTTGGCTCACAAGGGCATCAAGGTCTTTTGCAATGATGTATATGAACCCCTCATCAACTACTTCAAGCATCAGCACGAGTGTCTGCCGTTGGTTCGCACATACCTTCCCATCACAAAGGACGCATACCTGACGACCAAGAAGACGATGGGTGATGGTACGGACATTGAACGGGCAGCCAAGTTCTTCGTAGTCAATCGGTCTTGCTTCTCTGGGTGTATGTCTGGCGGGTTCAGTGGCGCAAGATTTACGGAATCCTGCATCAAACAGCTTGACCTAACGAACATTGAGTTCAGCAGCGGGGACTATGAAACCTTCCTTGCCTCACACCCGGGTACCTTCGCCTACCTTGATCCGCCCTACGACCAACCAAACCTGTATTTGTCTGCGCCATTTGACCACGAGCGTCTTGCACGGACATTGAAGGGGCGAACAAACTGGTTCATGTCCTACAACGACACTCCGCGCATTCGTGAGTTGTATGCTGACTGCGAGATTGAAAATGTTGAGTGGGCGTGGTCTATGAACGCCAAGAAGAAATCAAGCGAAATCATCATTCGCCCTGCTGACCGCAAAGAAAATCAAAGGCATTGATAAATCTACAATGGCAATCTTCTACCGAGCCGATTGTTTTGACGCTATGGCGCGTATGCAGTCCAAGTCAATTAACCTGATATACTTTGACCCACCATTTGGGACCACACAAAACTATTGGGATGAGACGCTGGATTGGAAGCGTGTTTTTGCCGAGTGCTTCCGTCTGCTGACGGACACAGGTATGCTCGTCATCCATTGCTCCATTCCATTCAACTATGAACTCATCCGGTCTGCACCCAAGCCACCCTCTCACACTTGGTACTGGACAAAAGACAGCCACACGAACCCAATGCTCTCCAAGATTCAACCGCTCAGGGACACGGAAGAGATACTCGTGTGGAAGAACAAAAAGTCGGTATACTATCCCCAGAAGATTGGCACCGAGCCCCAGAAATCAACCTATATGACTACGGATGGATACTATGGGAAGGACAGGCGCAATGCAACCTCAACTACCAATATCGGCAAGTTCAGGACGCACTCAATTGTGATGGCGAGGGATCGCGATGGGTTCAGCACTCGTCCCAAGGCACTTGTAGAGTTGATGATTAACTCGTATAGTAAGCCGGGCGATACGATGCTGGACTTGTTCTGCTACAAGGGTCTGTCGTATCAGTGCAAGGGGAATCGCAAGTGGATCGGCGTGGATAAACACTTCATCCCTGACTCTCTGTTCAAAACGGATTCGTATGAGACAAGTTAGTTTTCTCTTGCCCCTACACAAATGCCTGACGCCTCGACCCAGACCGCACCCCTTCGCAAGAAGATCGCCAAGCCCCCTGCACCCGCCCCGGTTCCCGTTATGGAGACACAGACCACGCAGGGCATCGGTGCGACGCGTAAACCCATCAGTGATACTACGAAGGTTAAGTACGACCAAGCCATAGCGCGTCTGCGTGCCGCCAAGTTGGACATCGAGAACGACACCGAGGGGGTTCTCGCATGGATCAAGTCCAAGGGCGGGGAGTCGGCGCAGAAGGTATACCTCTCGGCCATCAAGTATGAACTCGGTAAGTCGGACAAGCCGTTCTACATGCCCGACGCGTACCAGCATGAGATTGACCGCCTGTATGGTCGCCAGAACGAGAAGGACAAGGACCAAGAGTTGAGTGCAAAGCAGGTTGCCAACTTCGTTCCGTTCACTGAACTCAAACTCGTTCAGCAACGACTGGCCGCCAAGAAGGACAAGACGGATCAGGAGTGGCTGGATTATGTGGTTTCGTCGCTCTACACACTGAACCCGCCCGTCCGCGCGGACTATGGTGAGATGAATGTGTTCTCACGCCGCAACGCTGCACGAACGGGCAACGAACTCATCTGGAAGGAAAAGAACCCAGTGTTTCTCTTCCGCGACTACAAGACGAAGAGCACATACGGACCGATTGAGATTGGCCTGACCGAACCGCTGATTGCTGTCATCAAGCAGTGGTTCGAGCATTTGGGCGGTGTGCCTACACATCTGTTGAATGCGAAGTACGATACGAATGCTCTGTTGGGTGTTATTTCAAATGCCTTCAAGTCCACGGGCAAACAGATAGGCGTGAACCTTCTACGCCACGCGTACATCAAGCATCACTTCCCGGGACTAGTGAGTATTCGGGCAAAGGAGCAGTTGGCGAAGGCCATGATGCACTCACGGGAGAAGCAGGAACACTACAACTCCTTGAATGTGTAATACTACGCCATGCGTGTCCACTTGTACTCCGACCCGAAGTGAATGACAACGAACTTCGCACCCTCCTTGGTCAGCGTAATCATCGGCTCGACGAGTCCGTCAATCTGCAAGGAACTGAATGTCTTGATGTAGCACCACATACCCATCTGAACATCCGTCATGGGCGGGAGCGTCAGAGAGCCGTCCGCGATGACATACGCACCGAGGAACTCCTCCGTGTAGCGAGGGAATGACCCCGCATAGACGATCTCGTGCTTGTCGCTGCGGCCATCTTTTCCGTCCTGACCCCTTGTGCCAGCAAGACCACGCTCACCACGAGGCAGCACAAAATTGAGGATGGGACGCTCAGGAGGTCCACTAATGATGCACGAGGGCGGCTGTCCTGCATCACCCGTCACGCAACTACCCACCGTGATAAGGGGACACTGACCCGTATAACCACGATCACCCTGCGGACCCTGTGGACC